CCTCGTGACCTTCCCGATGGGCAATTTGCAGGGCGCTACCATTTTCAATCCCCGAGTCGGGCTGTCGCAGTTCATCGTCGTGGTCGATGGCATTGTGTATGTCGCGCCGTATCCATTCCTTCAGTTTGCGCAGCTTCCGAACGTGCAGATGCTCCCGTGGGCTAAGCAGGTGTTCTTCGTGAACGCCGTGCAGTCGGCGAAACGCACCACCACCGACTTCAGTTCCCCCATCACGGTGATTAACCCTCGAAATGTTTTGCTCATTCAGGACGGCGGCAACACGGCTCCTGCGTTTTTCGACGGCAGCGCTTCCGGCCACATCCGGGACAATCTTTTCGAGACCCCCGCGGGCGGTCCGATGGTCTGGGTTGGCGACCGGCTCTGGGTTGCCGTGGACGACACGGTGTATGCGAGCGACATTTCCAATCCGTTCAGCTTTCGCGAGCAGATTTATCTCGGCAACGTCCAGGGATTTCACTTCACCGGCACGGTGACCGCGATGGCGAAAACCCCGTCACTCGAAGCCCCGCAACTAGCGGTATTCACCGAGCACAATGCTAGCATTCTCCAGGCGAACATCCGGGACCGCTCGCTTTGGCCGACCACGGACAATTTCCAAATCGAAGTGTTGCAAACCGGATGCGTCGGAGCGCGAGCGGTGGTCAATCACTTCGGCCAGCTTGCCTGGTTCAGCCCCCAGGGACTCGTGGTGTTCGATTTCGCTACCGCAGGCAAGCTGAGCACCCGGCTGCCGCTGCGCGACAACGAGATGATGCAAAGCAAGGGCCGCGTCAGCGATAACCTGGATTGCATTGCGCTCGGGTCCTTCGGCCAATACGCTCTCGTGAGCGTCCCGAGCGGGGACTATTACAACAAGCATACATGGTGCCTGAACGACGTGTCGGTGGAATCCCTCACGAATTCCAGCGGACCGTCCTGGTCCAGTGTGTGGCTCGGCACGCGACCCGTGCAGTGGGTGACCGGTGTGGTCTCCGGCATCGACAGAATTTATCATGTGAGTGTGGACGAGTCCGACGGCCAGAATCGGCTGTGGGAATCGTTTACCCCCGACCGGCTCGACAACGGGTGCCCCATCACTTGGGCTGTTCAAACCCGAGGATACTTCGGAGCGACTAGCCAGAGCGGAAAAATTCCCGGCAGCGACTGCCGGTTTCAGTGGTCCGATGTGGCCCTAAGTGGTATCGCGGAGGACCTGAATCTCGGAGTGTTTTTCGCCGGTGGGATGCGTGGCGAATACAAACCCATCCTGGCCAAGAAAATTTCCGTAGCCCGCGGCAGCCTTCGGGATGACGTGCCGATTGTGGCTACGAGCAAGCTTTTTGAATTCAAGCCGCAGCAACGCATCGTCCGAACTCAGGACGCAAACCAGACTCCCCTCAATGCTCAGACCGAGACCGGAAGTTGCCCCACGGAGTCGAACAAACTCGAAGGCATCGACGAGAGTTTTCAGGTCCTCGTCGTTGGGCAAGGCCCGGCCACTGTCCGATGGATTCGGTCTTTCGCCAAAAGCACGCCGGAGGACATGAGCGGCAGCGCAGAGGCTTGCATTGACGAAGTGCCGTATAACACGGTGCGGTTCGACGGCCCCGGAGTGGCCGACCCGAATATCGTGGTAGCGACTGAAGAACTGGCCGTCAAAGATTTGCAGCACTTCACCGCGACGAAGACCGTCACCGTGACGGACCAGGGTGTTAGTGCCATCGGCATCGGAAGTGCAGAAAGTATTATCAGTCAAGCCGCTGCCGACCGAGTGGCTACCATCATCGCGACGAAGATGGCCAGTGTCGAAATAAGCGGGTCGCTGCCGCCGGTTATTTCCCTGGGGGAGGGCTTTGAATAATGAACCAAGCCTTTGAATACCTCTTTCTGCGCCGCCCGCGCATCGACTACATTTCGCCGCCGATTTGCGAGGCGCTTTTCAGCAGTTCCGGCGGGCCGGTCATCGTCCTGAACCCGCTGACCCCGCAAAGTTTTCCGACCGGGCTCATTCTCGGCGGCGTAGGCAACTTCACGCTGTCCTGGGACGCATACCCCGGTGCGCTGTGTTACAGCATTTACAAGGCCGACACCGCGAATCCGTTCGGCAGCTACACCATCGTGGCGGAGTGTATTCCGAACCCTCCCATCGACCTGACGCCCTTCGGTCCCGGACACTACCGGGTCAGCGCCATTACCCCTAACGGCGAAACTCCCCTCAGCGACCCGATACAGGTGGGAGAAGGCACCTGCCCCGCCATCATTGCGCCGCTACCGAGTGAAATACTTTTCGCCACGCTCGGCGGCTCAGCGACCATCGGCCCATTCATTGTGGACCCAGGCACGGGATTCGGCCCCCTGATATATCGGTGGTATCGAAACGATACCTTCCTCGAAGACACCACGGCGACGACCCAGGCCAAGCTCGAAATCCCGGTGACGGTGCCCGCAGACTTTTCCGACTACGCGCTGCATCTTAACAATAGCGCACCGGCCTGCTCGCTGGTGTCCGACACCATTGAACTATTCTGCAACCCACAAGCGTGGTGGAAGATGGATGAAATCGGAGACGCTACCGTCCCTCGGGTTGATTCCGTCCAGGGAATTCTGGCGAACGGATTTAATTCCGTCATAAACACGCCTGGACTGATTAACAATGCGGTGTTTTTTAGTGGCGGTGGTGGAACCGATTCGCACGTTCAAACGGGATTTACACACAACCTTCCGAACGCAGGCACCGGATTTGCGCTCACCGGATGGTATAACATCGCGGTGTCCGACCCGTCTCAGATAATCAGCACGGAATACCGGCTGTTTATTTCCATGACATTCACCGTTACCTGGACGAATGACGTGTTTACGTTGCAGTTATTCGACAGCACCCACACCCTCAAGTCCACTATTGTGTATCCGAAGGTGTTAGCACTGAATCAGTGGTATTATTACCGCGCCTGGTATGACCCCGTCACCGCAGAAATTGGGTTCCAAGTCAATGACAGTGCCATCGGTGCCATTGTCACGACCCCCGCTAATTACGCGGTCCCAGCCTCAAGCCAAGGGTCGTTCTTCGTCGGGACCGATAACGGAACGTATTCCGCCAAGGCCGACGAAACTGGAATTTTCCCCATCCCCATCTCAGACGCGCAGTCCGACTATCTGTGGAACAGCCGCTCGGGCCGCTCTTACCCGTTTTAATTTATGGCACTAAACGCAACAAACTTACTCATTGAAATGGCGCAGCTTCCGCCGACCTTCGACGGCAGCCCCCAGGAACTCGCGACGCTCATGGTGCGTCGGATGCGCATCGTCAGCCCAGCGGGAAGCAACTTTTTCGTCACCGGCGACACTGAGCCGACGAGCAACGTCGGTCCGTGGTTGAAAAACGGGACCCAGTGGTGGGTGTTCGACCCGGCGACCAAGCGGTATGTGCCACTCGACATCAGCGCCAGCTTTACGGCGGCGTTCTGGGCTCAGGCTAGCACTCCCCCGAGCAGCAACCCGCCGGTCTGGTTGCGCACGACGAAGGACCCTACCGACGTTGACCCCAGCCGGGGTTCCGCCATCGGCTGGTATGAATTCGACGGGACCAACTGGGTTCCGTTCAACAGCATACCGCAGAACGGCCCCACGTCTGGCCGTCCGGCAACCTCGGTTGTGGTTGACTACCAGCAGTATTTCGACACGTCCATCAACTGCCTCATTCACTGGGAGCGGGGACTCTGGCGCACCGTCTCTGGGACACCCGGCGACATCAAATACGTGAGCGCTCCGGTTCTCGCGGACGCGCTCGTGGCCAACCCCGGTTGGGATTTGTTCGGCGCGAATAATCAGAACTTCCGGGGCCGCATCATCATGCAAGCCGCCGCGAATGCCGACGGGTCCGCGCCGGTGACCGTGGACGCGAACCTTGCTACCCGCAAGGCCGGTGAGTTTTTCGGCGAAACCGATTTCGTCGCTATCAACGACAGCACCATCGACAGTTCAGACGCAATCCCGCCGATTACGGCGAGCCAGGCAACCACGGTGGTGACGGCCAGCGCCGCGTTCTTCAGCGCCACGATGGTGGGACAGCAAATCCTGTTTGCGAACGGCAGCCCGACTGTGACCATCGTCAGCTACACCAGCCCGACGAAAGTCAACGTGAATGCCAGCCAAACTGTCGGCTCGACCACTATTTCCATCCCCGGCAGCACGGTGCCGTATCCTCCCCAGTTGGCCATGTGGTGCTTGGTCAAGCTGTAAAAAACGAGCACTATTTAGAGACATGGCAACCGTCCGCGAACTCAAATCGACCGAATTTACCGAGCGCCTGGAGCCCATTTTTCGCTCCGTGGAGTCCCGGCTGCCGGAACACCTTCGGGGCCGAAAGGCAGAGTATTTCTTCCCTCACTGGCGTCACCTGATGGAGCTTGGTGTGGCCCGGACGTGGGAGTTATCGCAGGCTATGGAGGACGGGGACGGGAATGCCTGGGGCGACGCCTGTGCAGTTATCGGCCTATTCATCGTTCCAGATATTTTTTCAGGAGATTCCGTGGCGAGCGTTCCGTTTTGGTTTAGTCTTCCAGGCACTACCAACACCCTGCTATTGCTCGGCTCTATAGAGCGCGCCGCCCGTGACGCCAAGTGCAAGCGAATCAGCATAGCCGCCTTCGACACTCTCGAAGGTGAGCGGGTAGCGAAAATTTATGACTACGTCGGGTATTCCCAGACGGAGCGCACTTTTCAGAAAGAATTATGAGTGATGTTTTTGGAGCAGTAGGTCAAGTGGCAGGTGCTAGCATTCAAGCGAATGCCATGCGCGACGCCACGCAGATGCAAATCGACGCGTTGCAAAAGCAGCGCGACTTTGTCTATTCCCAGCTTGAGCCCGGCACCGTCAATGCCCAGGCGCAGCAGGCGGACATCGACCGGGCGAAAAATCAACTCGCGTTGCAGGGTCAAATCGACCCGGCACTGCTGGCGCAACGATATGCGTCGGAGGGAGCTATTGCCAAAACTTCTGCGGCTCTGGCGTCCGGCAATACTCCGGCGGACCAGGTAGCCGCTACTGCCGCCAAAGAGGCGGTTGCTGGCACGCCCGGCGAGGACGACGCCAAGAAGGCCCTCGTTGACGCCGCGCTCAAGGAACTGGCTGCCGGAGCCACACTTCCGCCGGATGTTCAGGCGCAGCTTGTGCAAACGGGGTTACAAAAGACCGGTCAAGTGACCGGCGCTGCTAACGCTAGCGGCGTCGGCGGTCAAGTGCTTAGCACGATTCTCGGGACCGCGGGTATCAACCTGAAGATGCAACGCGAACAGCAAGCCGCGAACCTCACGAACGCTGCGCAAGACTTACAGACGAAACGCCAGAACATATTGCAAGGGCTTTTTCCGAACCTGCAAAACCAGCAACTGAAAAATATCAGCGCGCAGCAAGGCGTGTTGCAACAGAGCAACGCGATGGCCCCGAGCGTCGGCCTCGGCGGCAACGACGTAACGAATTTGTGGCTTGCGCGCGTGGGTGCTACGAACCAGTTAGCCCAGGCGTCCGCGAATGCGGCAGCCCAAGGGGGCGCGGCACAGGGTCAAATCTGGGGCAACGCCGTCGCGAATACTGCGCCGTATGTGGGTAATGCACTTCCCAGCACGAGCACGGCCTACAATTGGGCCAAGGGGCTCGTCGGCGGCGGAGGCGGCGGCACCGCAGACGTAGGGGAGGCAATTTTCTAATGGCTACGAACTCCGGATGGACAGGGGGCCTTATCGCTCCGAATATGCGGGTGCATGACGCCGCGCACGCCGCTATCGACAGCACTGGCGGCAGCGTGAGCCACGCTATACGGACCGCGGGTCTGCGGGATGCCGTCCTCGGCAGCCGGACCACCGCCGTGCCAAACGTCCCGCCGGGAACTCCCGTCGGCAGCGCGAGTGTGTATCAAAGTGGCGATATTCCGAGCGCGGTGCAAAACGCGGTGAACAACCTGGGCAACAACGTGCAAAACAACAGCCTGGCTACCATTTTGCAGCAGATTTTGCACGGTGTCGGCAGCACCTACACCCCCAGTCCGCAGCAAAATGCTCTTTATTCCGCGCAAACCGCGCAGATTAACCAGCAAATGAAGACTCAGGCCGCGCCAGCGGAGATTCAGGCCAAAATCGACGCCCAAAACGCCGCGAATCCGGTGCGGTATGGCTATTCCCCTCCGGCGCTGCCCGGCCAATATAACCCGGCCTCGGACACCGCGTTGCAAAACCTTTACGGCCAGCAAGCCCAAGCGAAACAAGCCGCGCGCGGCTGGACGCCCCCCAACTACTAACATTTTATGCCTGGAGCACTCGATAGCGCAGTCCCCGCCGGTATCAACCCCGGTTTACTTTCCGCCAGCAACTTGGTGAGTCCTAACGCCCCTGCGCCGATGACGCCGTCCGCCATCCAGGCGATGAGTGACAGTATGCGCACCGGCGCACTCACGGCCCAAGACATTATCGACCGCGTCGGCGAGCTTGGCAAAACTGCACGCAAAGCGCAGATTGAAATGCACAAGCGAGAAATCGCCGACTTGCAGGACCCGGAACTCGTTGCCGCTAAGCACGCCATTACGTTGGCGGGGGGAGCCCAAGCGAATCTCGCTAACACCCAAGCGACGGCGGCGCAAACCTTAGTTCCCGCGCAAACCCAAATCCAGGCCGGGCAACTGGCCCAGGGTGTCGCGGAGCTTGGTAGCGGAATTCCCAGCCAGACACTCCGGCAACTGAACCTGACCTACGGCCTCGGCGCTAAGTTCGACCCACAAACCGGCGTGTTGCAAAACCCGGATGAAGTGTTGCCGAATCTAACACATATCATGGGCTCGCTCAACTCGATGCAAATCGGCAAAGAGCTTGGGGACCGAATCGACACCAAGCCCACGACCGATGCCCAGGGTAACACCACCCAGGTGCCCGTGTGGAAAGGCACCGGCCAGCCCCTCACGAATGCTCAAAAAGCTTTCGTCAATCGGTTCAACGGAGTCATCCCCGGCCAGGGCATTATCCCGCCCCAGGGAACCCCACAAGTCACCCCACAAGTCACCCCCCAAGCTCTGGTTCAGCCGAATACTCCGCACGCGGACAACAGCGCCGCTGCCCTGTCGTCGCCCCTCGGGGTGCCCGCCGGTCCGCCGGTGGACGCGAATGGCAACCTGATTACAGCAACCCGGACCGAAGCCGAAAAGGCCAAGCTCGGGATGGAGCTAACAGAGGAATCCCGCAAGACAGAGACGTATAAAGACTGGCGGCACGCTGCATCATTCTACGATAACGCGGTGGACGCAATTTCCGCTATCAACAAGGTGCCACTCGCCGACCAGCGCGCGGGCAAAGTGAACCTGAACGCCAAAGACACCGAACTCGCAGAGGCTGTCGTGAAGATGCTCGACCCCCAGGGCGCGGTCCGGGAATTCAAATGGAACAAGTTCGAGAGCAACCAGCCGTGGCCGGAGCAAGTCGCGGGCATCATGTCGAAGATTAAGCAGGAGGGCAAATTTACGCCGGAGACCCGGCAAGAGCTTTTCAAAGTGGCGAACGCCAGCATCCGTTCACGCGAAACCCAGGCCGCGGACTATCTCAAGCAATCCGCAGGCAAGGGAGCGCCGCTGACGGACCGAGAAACCGCGCTGGCGAATAACCAAATCACGCCGGAATATACCCCGCCGGGAGCGCAGGCGACGACGGGTCCGTCAGCGGGGGTGCAAACGAAATCCCTGAACGGGCGGCAGATGATTAGCGCCGACGGCGGGAAAACGTGGAACTGGGTGAAATAATCACCGGTTTCGGTTGGCGAATAGCGCGGCAACAAGGCCAAGCATAAACGCGGTGGGAACCAGCACTTTTCCCATCGCGAACAGCATCCAAACGGTATCTTCTAGCGTCATGTCCCAATATAGCCCGGTATTGGCGGCGTGTCAAGGAATACACACTATTTAGAGACGTATCATCATGGACAACCGCTTTGACTTCGCCCCCCAGGCTCCGGCCCCCATTCCGGCACCCGCGCCGGGCACCGTGACCCAGGTAACGCTGCCGGAACCCCCGCCTCCTACGCCGGAGCAGGTAGCAGCCGCAACGCCAGAAGCGCACCCGGCTGATGCCGCTCCGACCGCGGCAGAGATTGCAGCCGCTACCCCAGTGGACAATAGCCCGCCGACCGCGGCCCAAGTGGCAGCCGCAACCAAGGACTTTTCCCGCGACGACATCCTGCGCACCCCGGCGTCTGAGTTGATGGCCGATGCTTCGTTTAAACCGGAACAATGGGCCGCGGAGCACCCCGAGGAAGCCACGGACCCCAAAATCCTGCCGGTGTTATCGGAAGTTTATCGGCAACGCCGGATTGCACCGACGACGCTGTCCGACGTGGGCGCTGGTATCAAAGGTATCCCTGGCGTAGCACACCGGTTCGGAAGCGCGCTCTGGGAACGCGCCCGCAACTTACACGACATCGTCCTTGGCTCGGACGCATCGTCGGAAAAGGCGATGGGAGAATTCAAGGCCGGGATGGAGTCTGCCGCCGTAGGAATGGGCGGCATGGTGCGTGGCGCGGCGAACAAATTTGTGCATGATAACCCGGTAGCGCGTGTCACGGGCACCGACACCGGAGACCCGAATAGCCCGCTGCCTTGGGGTGCTAGCTGGGAGAACATGAGCCCGGAAGAAGTGCAGCGCCATTTTCTCGACGCCGCCGCAATCCAGAAGCAGGAGTCCGCCGTCGGCTCCGGCGAAGGTGTGTGGCAAAACATCACTGGATTCGGTGCCGCGGACTTAGCGAAGCGCGGAATTACCCTCGACCCGGAACGAATTGCGTCCCTGGCGATGACCGACCCCGTGACATTCGTGGCGTTCGGTGAGGGGTTCAAGATTGTCAATGCCGCGACCGGCGCTGCGCTCGGATTTGCGCGCACGGTCCCGCTGGCAAACCAGGCTATCGACATCGCGAAGTCGGCCATACCGAAAACTGTCGGTGGGACATTGCAAGCAGGCGGAGCCGCGACACGGGCCGCTGGCGCTACTATCAGCGCTGCTGCACCAATAGCCAAGACGCTCGGACCTGTGGCCGTCATCGGCAAGGCCGCGGTGCAGGGTCAGGTGCCGAGCTTCGGCGAAGTGCTCGGAGGACTCAAAGCCGGAGAAGCTTTTTCGCAAACCGGGGAAGGGCTTAGTGCCGCCGGAAAGAAAATGGGCGAAGTCGGACGACAATTTACGGGTGCAGCGCCAGCCGGAGCGGCAGTGCGGCGATTCGTTGACGTTGGCAACGCTACGGGCTCTGCGCTGGCCGAAGTGGGCAAGGGCGCAGCGCTCGGGGGAGCTATCGGAGCAGCCACTGGCGAAACGCCGGAAGATGTTAGCGGACAAATAGCGATGGGCGGAGCATTCGGGATATTGCCCGCGATGCGAGCCGGGGCGGGGAGTCTGGTAGCCGGAGAGATGGTAAAACCGAAGGGCACCCCGACACCAAGGACCCCGTCGCCAGGATACGGAACTTTTCCCGCCCTGGATGCCATCACCAAGGCCAATCTGGACGCGATGCCGGAGGACCGCCGAAACAAAATCAATTTCACCAGGGAGTTAGGGAGAAAGTTATCCGGCGCTCAGACCTACGTTTACGGAACGCCGGAGCAAGGCGCGCAGATGATTGCGCAGGCCAAGCCTGGAATCAGTGAAGCCGCGGCGCGCGATGCCGCAGGCCATAACGGATTCACCCTAGACGTGGACGGCAAACCGGTCATTTTCCTCAACGGCAGCGCGTCGGCGGAAGGGCACGAACTCGGACATGCTCTAGAAAAAGCGTTATCGCCGGAGCAGAATGCGCGACTTGACGCGGCTACCCGAGCCAATTTTTCGGACGCAGAGTGGGACGACATGGGCCAGCGGTATACCAGCAGGCTGCTTAACCGCGAACTGGGACCGAACGAGGACTGGCGAAACGCACTTGCGCCGCACACCGGCGGGCTCAGCCCCGACCAATACATGCTCCGGGAAAACCGGGCAGACAACTTCGACGAGCTTTGGAAGAATCGCGGCGAATCCATCGGCAAGCCCGAAGACGTGTATCGACGCATCGTCGGCGCACTCGGACGTGGCGCAGAGGCCATCGGCGTGCCGCTCGTGGAGGCCAAGGACTTTTCGGGCAATCCCATTTCGTTACGCAGTCAAAAAGCCAGTGAGTCCGCGCTGAACACGCTGGTGCCGCCGAAAGCGGGCGCTGCACCGGTGCCGACCGTGACACCAAAAGGACCCGGCGCGCCGAAGGTTGGTATTGACCCCGTGACGAAAGCTCGCGACTTCATTACGAACAATCCTACCGACATCCCGGAGCGCAACGCCGGTGTGAATGATTTACTCGACGCCGCGCAGTCCGGCGGAGGGGTGCGCGTGCTGTATTGGGGTGCCAAGGGCGACCCCGCAGGCAGCGTGACGAGTGTTCGTCCAGAACGCCGCGCTGAAATCGAAGCGCAGAGGGGAGCCGAGAATAGCAAGCGGCAGTTGATGGAAAAGGAGATTTTTCCGTATAAGGTGGACAACACGAGCAAGGGTCCTCAGATTGTCGGCTGGTCCCCGGATAATTTCGACGCGAATGCCGAAAAGCTCGCGGAGTGGGCCGGGCAGTTGAACCGCGCAGGAACCGACACGTCTGCGCAGTTGCCCTACGGACTGGATGTGCAGAAGGGCCGATTTACCGCGGCAGGCCGCGCCGAACTCATGGCCGATGCGCAAAAATTCATGCGGAACCAGGCCGCGGGATTTACTGGCACTGGCGAGCCCGTCATCGTGCCAAAGGAAACGGCGGCGCGGGGATACCACGAGCCCGTCCGCACTGGGTCCGCGCCAGAACCACTACCCCAGGACCGTGCGGACATCATCAATTACCTTTTCCACGTCCAAATCCCGGAGACCGCGAGCCGCGTAGCGCCGCTGCATCTCGCGGCCCAGGAAGTAGCATCCGCGACAGGGCGAGCCCCCATTCCGCCGATTCGTCCTCGCGGAGAATATACCGAAGCACAATTGAGCAAAGCCGGGCTGCCGGGACCGCGTGCGCCGATGGAAGTCAATCCTTTTCGTCAGTGGGTCGAGCAGACCGCGCAGCAATCCGGCGTGAGTCGGCCCAGCCTTATAGACGTGAGCCAGCGACTGAACGTGGGCCACATCGAAAAGACGGTGCCGAGCCTGCGGACCGAGCCTTTCAATGGGAATACGCTAACACTGGCGGCAGGATTTCAACCCAAAGCGCCGGGTCCTGCGATGGAGTGGTTGCGGTCTGCCAGCGACGAAGATTTCAGCGGAGTTACGAAAGATTTCAAGGGCAAGCTAGGCGGAGGGCCGACGGGATGGGCATTCGAGGTAGGCGCGGCAGCACGCACGCCGGAGGACCTCGCAGCCCTCAAGTCCCAATACGACCATTGGAAGCCGATTTTCCGGGAGCAACTCGCGGCGCGAAACATCGACGCCGCGATGAAGGCCAGCTTGCGCAGCCAGCTTGCACGGGAGGCTTTTGAGGCCGCTACCGGGACGAACATCGAAACAGGAGAGCCGACAAACGCTAGCGTGGGGTTTATCAGAAAGAATGTCGATGCAAATTATGAACCCCCGATGCCCGGCGGGAAGCCATCAGCAGAACCGGCGGTGTCGGGAGGAAATATACATGCCATAGAAGGTGCTGCCCAGCCTCCCGCCGAACGGCTGACGAGCCCGGAGTCTCGGAAGGCCGCAGATGAATACGCGGAGTCCGCCGGATTGCCAAAACCAAAACCGACTAACAACCAGGCTTTGGACAACCGGCTGATGCAAGACCTGGGGGATTATTTCGAGGACGCTACCCACTCTCCAAACGACCCGCAGACCCAAAAATCATACGCGGCGTTCAGGGATGAAATAATCACTCAGGCAAAACAGATTCTGGATTCCGGGTTAGATGCAGAGCCATTTACCGGAAAGGGAGAGCCGTATGCCAACTCCGCGGCCATGATAAAAGACGTGGTGGACAATAACCACCTTTATTTTCTGCGCAGCGCCGGAGGGTTCGGAGGCGCTCCGGCGGGGGGAGAAATATCGGAATCGGCATCAAAAAATTTGATGCTTGAGCCGACCGGGATAAAACTTCACGGCCACGAACTCGACCTGAACGAAGTTACCCGGTTTGTGCATGACTA